ACAGTTTTATAAGGAGTACTTGTAACATCGAATACAATAAATGCGGAATAATCATTTCCAATACCTCTTGAAGTGTCTACAGTAAGCATGTATAAATGATCTTTTATAGGTGCTTCCAACATATCAAAATTATCTGCCGAATGTATTGGAGTAAGATATACCATATTTTTTATGTAATATGAAGATATAAGAGTATTAGAGCTACCCTGGAAGTCAGCTTCGTGCTCCTGAAGAAATTTTGCATCACCAAGAACCCTTCTTTGGTCTGCTGCCCATTTATCATCCCTTCCTGGAACAGAATCCCATTTTACAGAAACTGGAACAAATCCATTCCTTCCTTCGCAAGCTTCTGTATAAGTTTTATAAAAATGATTTAACCCACATGGAGTAGAGGCAATAATAATTTTAGTATTTTTACCAGAAGATAACGTTGGGTACACAGAAGTAAAAAACATCTCTGCATTATTTGTTGGTACGAATGCAAATTCATCAAGTAATAAAAGACTAATTGAATAACCACGAATAGAGTTCGCGGAAGTTGTTTCGCAGAACACCCTAGACCCATTTTCCAAAACCATAGTACTTTTATTCCATTCTATAAGTCCTGGCTGCAACCAATATGGAATATGAGAGTACATAGTTTGAATTTTATTCATTATCTCATAAGAAGTACCCCCTTTATTTGCCAAAATTGCCGAATCTTTATTTTGATGAAATACTGCATACCATATGAAATATGCGGCTGTACACATAGTTTTCCCAACTTGTCGGGCCGTGTTAAGAACTGTCTTAGAATTTTCATGCATTGTATTTATAAATTTTTCTTGATAACCATATAAATTGAATGGTACAAGCCCATGATCAATATGTACAATCTTAAGATAGGTTCTTATAAAGTAAATTGGATTTTGAGAGCATTTTATGTACTCATTTACTTGGTCTTCAGTAAATGATAATTGAACACCAGCACCTTTCAACCCAGCCCTATTTTTATAACATTTTTGTTGACCTTTAGGAACATCTTTTATTATAGGAGTATTCATTTATTTACCTTTTTCATATAGTTATACTATTATTTATATGAAAAAATAATGCTTGACAAATTTATATAAATACTTTATAATATTACATAAGAATTTAAACAACAAGAGGAAATAAAATGACAAATATTGTAGACGCAACACAAGATGAAGACTGCGAAGATTTAGAAGAATTGATCGAAGGACTTTTTGAACTACATGCTGCCCAGACAAAAGTACTAAGATGTCTTGAAGATAAGTTTGAAGATGCTCAAGAGTTTGAAACACTCTTTGCAACTGGGTTAGATAACATTTATGAAATTCAAGCACAACTTGACCAATTTTGGCCCGAAGGTGAAGGCATTGAACATTCAGAAGTAGAAGGAGAATAATAATGGGGCGACACGTTTATGAAATATTCGAAAATTTAACAAGTGCAAAGAATCCGACGGATGAAAAATTAGAAGATGCATTAAGAGCATATTCATTTGATCCTGTTATGAAAGGGCTATTAAATTTAAATTTCAATCCTAATTTTGAAGGTTTTGATCTCAACCCAGGAGTACCACTTTACTATATCAACAAAGCTATCCCAACTGGACAAGGTGGAGCAACGAATATATACTGCGAATTTCGTCGCTTTTATATTTTCTTTAATTCCTTCAAAGATATTAACAGAGAAGGCAAAAATACTCGTTTCATACAATTGCTAGAAGGATTGCACTGGAAAGAAGCAGAAATTATGGTTGCAATTAAAGATAGAAAATTGCAAGAACTATTCCCAGATATTAATGAAACACTTATCAGAACAGTTTTCCCAGATATTTTGCCACCGATTGCAGAAGGTGATGGAATTTTGGCTGCATTATATGGTTGTAGAAATGCCGATATGAATAATCTTAGATTCAAAGTATTTTCAAAAGAAGAAATCGCGCGATTGGCAAAAGTGCGCAAAGTCATTTTCAAGTTTCCTGAAGAGGCAATTGCGAAGGGGTTTGCGCATTTATTGCCAGATTATGTTGCACCACCCAAATATTATGACCCAGAATTATATATCGAATTTAAGGTGAAAAAATTAGTATTTGGCAACCCAATGAATACAACATATCACAGATTATATTCAGAACTTGGTACAGAAAGTTCAATAGCCGAATTTGGAGAATTAAGTAAACATGGGGCAGAATTAACATTTACTGATGTGGTAAAGGCTGCTGAATATGATTTGTTTAAATATGACTTTAGAAGTAAGATTGTAACTACTCCAAAAAAGAAACAAAAACCTGGAAGAAAGGCTGCACCAAAACCACCAAAACCACCAAGTACTCCAAAAGTAAAAGGTAAACGTGGAAGAAAACCAGGAGTTCCAAATAAACCAAAAGTAATAGTTGAAACTGTAGCGGAGGTTGTTATAAATGACGAGTGAAGAAAGAATAGAAAAGAAAGTTGCATATAGATGTATGCAACTTATAGCCAAGAATTCAAAATATGAAGAATTGGCCATAAATCTTTATAAAATAATAGGTAAAGAATTTAATATTGATGTATCTTATGTAGAAGCAGGTGAAACTTATGAGTGAAGAAGTAAAGGTAGAAGAGCCAGTTTATATGGTTCCAGAATCACATTTATTCAGATTATTGGCAATCTGCGCTAATAGAAATAAATGTAAGGAATTTGGTGGTGAGCATTGTGAATGTAGCAATACCAATTTTACCCCAAAAAGACCTAATCGTAAAACTAGAAGGAGTAAATTAAAAGAAAGCGTAGTTAGCTAAATGATAAGCATCGGATATATCATCTATCGGTGATATATCCTTTTTAGTTTTAGTAATATTAAATATACTAAATAAATCTAATCCTGTAGATGAAATAAATGCCTCAGTCATTAATATTTTATTTGCATTACCTTTCCCAGTTGCTTCTTTCTTATTTGCAGTTGGAGCAATACTTTCTATATGATATCCATTTTCCCAAAGTTTTAGTTTAAGTATTCCGGTTAATTCTGCAATATTGAAAACTACACCTTTTGTAACACCCATAGCATAGCCTTCAAGGTTTATTATATCATTTGGTTGTAAAAGTGATATTACCCATTCCCCAATATTGTTATAACGTTCTATATTATTCTTATAAGGTTTATGCTCATAGCCTTTTATATGAAATTTTGGATTATGTGTTGGTATAATACCTATAAATTTTTTCTTATCGCTAAGGTAATGAAAACCATATACACCATCTTCTTTGATACAGACACAGGGAGAAGTCATTGAATAGTCGATTCCTACAGCCCTACTCATTATCCACTCCAAGAACATCTTCACAAAAAAGTTCTGTATTTCCATCATGCAATATATTATCTCCTAGATATTTAAATCTTTCAAATTCCTTATGATATAATTTTTCTGCTTCAATACACTCATACCCATCATCATAGTAATATTTACATATGACGGTTGGGGTATATTCTTTACTAACTCCCATAGATTTTAGTCTAATAGATATATCTTCATTATTTGTTATACCTATTTTATATATTGGCAAATTTAACTCCGATTCAAATCTAATGTAATATAAATATCCAGACGATTTAGGATTAAATCCACCCATTCTTGTCATATGTGAACATACATCATCTAATAAATTTCGCCTATGGGCAACTCTATAGCCATTAGGAGAATTTTGTTGAAATAAATTTCTAGTATTATATTTTAAAGCTTCGGCTACAATCATATCATCTGTCCAGATATTATTTTGGAATTCCATATGAGAACATATTTTATTAAGAATTCCCCTATCTCTAGCTACCCCATATGCTCCATAATTAGCTTTTCTAAATTCTATTCTGAAATTATATTTTAATGCTTCTATTTGTAGCATATCTTCATCCCAAAATGTTAATGTTTGAGTCATATGTGAACATATATCTTTTAATATATTTCTATGTGTTGCTGATTTATATGCTGATTTATTATTTGTATAAAACTCGTTTTTTGTATTATATTTTAAAGCTTCATTATGTAGGTCTGTATACGACCATTGTTTATACTTACTAGACATGTGCGCACATATATCATCCAATATGCGCATTCTACTAGCTGCACTATATGCCAATTTGTTATTAATTCTAAATTCTTTAATTGTATTATATTGCAATGCAATATTTTGTATAAACTCTTGTGTATACTTTTTCATATAATTTTCCTTTTAAGATAGGTATGAGATTAAAGTATATAGCAGCTCTTTCTCAAGGAGTTTTCGGACTCGATTTCCTAGCTATATAAGTATTCATATTAGTTATTATCCACTGACATTTCAATATAAAATAATTGTCCAGCAGTTGGTGTGAATGTCGTTCTAGTTTCTAATATGCCAAATATATCCCTTGTTTCTGCAATATAATGTAATGAGCCACTCCACATTGATAAAGATGCGGTAGAAGTAGCGGAATCTTCTGTAGTCATTGGGGGAAAATCTATATATCCTATTGCGAGATTTTTATTAGCATATGCTAAAGGATATGGGGCATTATCATTTACTGGTGTTGGAGCAGTATGAAATAAATGCAGCCTAAATTGTGCGACATTCGTTTTTTGGTTTGATAGCAGCCTAACTTTAACAATATATCCACTACCACCAACAACTCTTGCAATATTTGCAAATGTTAATAATGTTGGGGCAGATGCACTATCTGATACCACATCATTAATAGAATAGTCTGGTGTTATGGCTGATGGTCTAGTTAATTCAACTCCACATTTAAATCCGCTTGTACCTACAGACAAAGTATGTTGATCATATGCAAGAACAACTGGTGCAGAATTTGCACTTGTAGTTTGCCCATTTACATTGGGTGGTATGTATGTCATTATATTATTCTCCAATTATTTGTATCACTTATAAAGTCTAACGACATGTTAGTAATAGGTAATGTTACAGATATACTACCATTTATTAGTTCCGATAGAGTTGTATTTACTGTAACCACATGTTCTCCAACATTAGTGACTGTATATTTATTTATATTATTAACTGCGCTTGGCAAGGTTATTGTAGTTTGCCCATCAACCAGATAAATGTAGTTAGTATTTATATTAGACCCAGCAATAGTATCAGTCAAAACTGGATAAATGGTATTTAATGTTAATGTATCAACAATATCAGAAGTCATTGCTAAAGTGCCATCTTTGTCGGGCATATTATAAGTGTGTGCACCCGTAATATTAGTAGCAGATATTGTCCCATCACCTATACTAAATGTACTTTCTAATGTGCCTACTAATTTTGAAATTATGGTATTGCTCATTTAAATAACCCCACATGTTGTATTATAATTTATTGTAACAGTGGCTGCACCAGTTGTACTACCGTTTGTATCTAAACTACAATATAAAGTTTCATCATTACTTATATTTATATCACAATCTACTTGATATAGTGCAAGTCTAGTTAAATCTACATTTCTAATTTGAACATATTTGTCTGGTATATCATGTGTACCAATTTGAAGTGTTGGAGATGCGCCATTAAAAATGGTTGTAACGTCAATTTCAATACTATTTATGCTATCATTTTGTAATGCATTAAATACTTGAAAGTGTGGATTTGCCATATAACTTATGTATATACTATTTTCCCTTGTGCCAAACGCAATATTTGGAGTTTCTATTACAGCAGTTGGAGATATATCGCTCCACATTTCATCTATTGTATAAATATCGGTTTTATTTGCAGTCAATGGATTTACAGATGCTACATATTTTTCACCTATTACCCCTTGTAAATTTTGATATACATTTGCAGTAGAAACTTTGATAACGCCACCAGAACTAACTGGGCCGAATAGATTAGTTTTAACTGTAAATTGTAAGGTATTCATTATAAGTCTTTCATCTTTAAAATCTGATTCATAATTATCGTCCATGTGTATTCCATCCAATACCACAGGAGTATCTTGTACTATTCCTAATTCTGGAATAGTATTTACAGAAAGATTATATGCTGGCCCAAAGTATGGAGCAATCTGTTCAATCATTTGGAGACTGTCCTCAATATTTTTGGCAACTGTATATAATTCAAAATGTAAATTATAAGGAACTGGACTATACGCACTTGCCAATGAACTTGGATTACCAGCAATAATATTACTAAATTTATTGTTAGAGTTCATCTTTCTAGTTGGATCATAAGTCATATTAACCATTTGAAAGGCCATCCTTGGAAGTGTGATAGAAGTACTTTTAAGTAAATCTGGATTACCTTGCATTCTTGATACCCATCTATCCCTAGCACTATAGGATAATGGGATGTCAATTAATTGGATAACTTCACCATTAGCATTTTTGCGAGCAATTTTAAGTCCAGTGAATAATGCGCCGAACGAAATTGTGCAATTCCTAATAGTTGAATGACTAAATGTTGTGGTAAACATTATTCTACTCCCTCATATCTTGCACGTTTAATAGAACCATCATCTATTGGTGCTAAACTTAAATTAAAATTTCGTATATTATCATATGGTGAATTTTTAAAACTTTCTAATAATACGTAAAATTCATTCATATCTTCCTCAGTTGGATTGTCATTATATTCT